GGAATGGGATAAATAAAAAAGGGTGATGGAAACATCACCCTAATTTCTATTGCTTTGCTTCCTTGGCTTCCGCCACAGAAGCTTGGTTATACGGTGTAATTAATTTCTTAATTCCACCTGCTGCTTTACGAGCAATTGCAGCGTCCTTCTTTTTTGTTGAGTTGTTGGCCGCCACAAACTCATTGAACAAATTTGAAATCTGTTCAAATAATTCTTGTTTAGTCATAACAAGTCTCCTAACTTATAAAAAATGTGTGTTATAGTTCTATGGATTCATTTTAAAAATTATTATTTATTTTACTTTATCCAATCCATCAATTCTTTCATGTAAGAATTTTATTTCTTTTTCAATCTTTGAACCGAAACTGTCAATTCTGGAATCTATTGTTCTTCTGATTTCTCTTTCATTATCAACAATAATTCTATCCATCGTATCTTGGTTTCTAACTAAATCATTTAGTTCTTTGTTTGTTTTGTTTATTCTGAACATACCCACAACTACAACTGCAACTGCCGTTAAAACTGTAACTGCACATATACCCATAAAAAATGATGTAATATCCATAACTATACTCCTTCATTATTCCAAAGAACTATAACACCTTTAACTATTTAATTTCACACGCACCACCTGCACACGCTAATTCACCAGACAAATCAGTATTGTCATCCATTTCTATAATTTTTGATAAGTCAACATCGTGTAGTGTTTCTAGTAATTGATTATACTTTTCTTCTGAAATGTCTTCAAACGGTGCTTGAATATACGAGCCACCATCATAGTTAAGAACAGAAAGTCCGTTGAAATGTTCTTTGTTTTCCCACATCCAATTACCTACCGCATCCCATTCGTGTTCACGTATAGAGACTGTTGCAGAAATATTATGAGTGTTCATACCAGTTCTATGTCCTGGTTTTATCCATTGTTGATTAAACAATTTTACTCTTTCTAATAATTGTAATGGTGATTCACTACGAAGAATCGATCCCTCTGGCGCTTTTTGTGGAACGCCAATTACCGCAGTATCATGTGGTCTGAAGTATTCATCTTCAACCAGCTCTGGATGATTGATTGCAAGATAAGAATAAATTGATTCATTCTTTCCAACACGAACTCTACGTAAATAAAAATCATTATGCCATGCATGAATACCAGATGAACACCCAAGAGTTAAAGATGATGTACCTGCTGGTTTAATTGTTGTTGTACGAGCAGATTTATTAATATCAAGTATGGAAGCAACTCTTTCATTTTCTTCTCTTGATACTTTAGCTGCTGCTTTTAAATCCAGTTTCGTTACTTTACCTGAACCAATACCTGTCATACCAACACCGAGTAGAGCATCTTTCTCAGTTGTTCTTTGCCAAATAGGGCGAAGATAATGGAAGTCTGTATAACCCGCTTGAAGTGTACCAATGAATGTAGCAGCACGAACTCTTGCTTCTAAATCTTCTTGGTCAACAACATCTGATACATTTACTTCACAAAGGTTACAAAATTGGAAAGGACGAAGTGCAATTTCACAACATGGATTTGTTCCCCAATCTTTATCGTTTGAAAGATAAATACCCGGCTCACCTGCGTTAGATAATTCTATTTTTTTCCAAAGTGATTTGAAGAATTCTTCAGATACTTTACTACGAAGAAGAACGGCAGAATTATTTGCTCTACCACGTTGCGGATCTAATTCCCACCAGTTTCCAAACTTACATGAAATCATATCGTCATCATCTGCGGAGAAAAGAGAAATGAGAGCAGCACGACGAATACCACCTGCAAGAACTGCGTCTGCAATATGGCAAACAATATCATGTACTTCAATCGGTGAAAGTTGTTCACCATCGCCTTTCAAATCAAGAATAGCACGAATTTTTTCAATACAAATTTTAAGTGGTTCGGGACCAGGTGCTTTACCACCACTTGTAATTAAACGAGCACCTTTCTGACGAATATCTGAATAATCAAATCGAATAGAAGAACCGCCTGTGAAATAAGACTTTAGAAGTGCTTTAACCGCATCAGCCCAACCTTCAATTGAATCGCCAATAAGATAACGACGTTCTTTAGATTTTGGTTTATGGATAGGAGGAAGTTGTTCTACATGGTGCTTTTGAACTGAATAACCTACACCTGTACCACCAAGTAAAAGAAACATTACTTCAGCAAATGCACGCCAATCATCAATTGGTAAATAAGCACAGTTGTAAATTCTATTTGGTGAAATTTCAATTGGCTTACCACCAAATTGAAGTGAACGCATCGATGGAAGTACCTTTTTATCATAAACAAACTTATAGACATTTTCAATTTCATCTACTAGTTTAGGATATTTGCGTTGATGCATTTCTTTGTTTCTTGTTACTAACTCATTCCAAGTTTCTCTTCTATTCACTTCTGGTAAGTAACGCGCATATTTCATATATACTGTTATCTCAGAAAGAATTCTATTACTAATATTCATCTATTTCTCCATCATTTTTTTTATTGAAAACATCATTTTTATTGTAAAAACCAAAACCATATACGAATAAGTATATGGTTCTGATTAAAAAAATTGGGTTTTAATAAAATTATTTCATAACCCATTTTTCACCGTCCCACCACTCAAAATCAGGTAAATCTGATTTATAACATAGCACTGTATAAGTATTAGAATCCTTCCAACTCTTTAAATTTTTGTGAAAGTGCTTTCTTTACATTCTTTTCACCTTTCATAGTAACCGTTACAGTTTTACCCATATCGGAGTTAGGTTCGTATATTTCTATATGGCCAGTCATTGTGTTTACTTTACTTGGAAACGTCATGCCATCTGGACCAAACCTATTTTTAATAATGTGCCATCTGCCTGTACCACCAACTTTATCATCTAACTTTCTTGATAGTGACATTACAAAGTCAGCAATCATCATTTTATTATATGATTCTGAAACCTTACCACCTTCGATAACATCGTCTTCCAATGAAGAACGATTTGCTTGTGAAGCAGTCCAAATTGGAAGTTGATATAAACCTGCAATTCCTCTAAGGTCTTCGTAAATATCGTTTAACTCTAATCTCTTATCACCTGCTTTTGCGGGTTTAATCAAGTCTGCGTAATCAACAATAATCAAATCGGGTGGTTTACCTTGACTAATACATTTCTCTATATGCGAAGTGAGTGTGTTAATCGATGGAGTTTTTGTTGGATAATATTTAACAATCAATTCACCCTTTAAGTTCTCCATTGCCGATTTAATTTTTTCTTGTGCGTGTTCTTCGCCTAAGTTTTGAAAAGCAATCTTTGTGAAGTAAGCATCGAATCTTCTTGCAACATAATGTTGATTCAATTCAAGTGTATAATAAATAACACGTTTACCTGCTTTAACTGCATTTGCAGCAACACTCACTAAGCCCCATGACTTACCACCGCCTGCTGGTGCAACTAATACACCAAGTTCTCCTGCTGCTAACCCACCTGACATAATGTCATTGATAACATTCCAACCAGTTGGAACACACACTCTCGCACCTTCTGCATAGCGAGATATTACATCAATTTTATATTCATGTCCAATATCTTTATCCGCTCCTGCTTTAAGTGCATTATCAATTTTCTTTTTAATCAAATCATACTTACCACTTCTTAACAAATCAACTGATTCTAATATCGCTATTTTCATCTTTTGATTTTTACAAAATTCAAGTACAGTATTTTTAACATACTCATCATCAGAATTGTCTGTGTACTTTTTTACTTGTTTAAGTGCATCAACTACCGTTGTTTTCAATACTTTATCATCTACCACTAGTAATTCAGATTTGAATACGTCTGATGTTGGTGGACTTTTATATTTCTCATAATAAGAAATAATCTTCTCAACTAACCAAGAGTTTGCCTGTGATTCAAAATAAGTTGGATCTATAAGGTCTGACACTTGTTGTAAGAATTCTCTATCTTTTAATAGTGAAATAATTACTTTTGTTTGAAACGTTTGACCGTATTGGGATAAATTATCCTGCATATATATTCCGAATCGTATTTAGATTTCCAAAATTTCTTTGCAACCAGTGTTCAAAATTAGGTATAGCAGAGTATAATTTATCTGCTATAAATAATTTATCCAATTCCATTTTATTTAGTTTTTGGATTTCACCATCGACCATGCCACGTATAGATGATTTAAAACTTTGTGAAATATCAACATCGTGTAATTGCATAATCTTATAGTTAGTTTCTAATACACTAATGTTATTTTTGAGTTCATTGATTGCTTTAGATTTATTATCATACAATTTACAAAATTCTACGAACATATCTAAATCAATTTTTCTTTTTTCTGAAAGTATTGGGAAATGTTTCAATATTGTTTTTTCACCAAACCCATTAATACCTTTAATGTTATCACTCTTATCGCCTAATAATGCTTTGAATAAAATAAAATTCTCACACCATACTCCCGTTTCTTCTAATAGATTTTCCGGTGTATATAACTTTTTTTTCGTTGGTAAATAAACAGAAACTTGTTCTGATACCAACTGTAAAAAATCTCTATCATTCGATAATATAACAGATTGTTCTTTCAAATAAAAAGAAAGGTAGGCAATAACATCATCAGCCTCAATATTATCCATCGATATAATGGTTAATGGCAAATTCTGTAAGTAAGTAAACAGACGAAACAGTTGAAACCTCATAGACTTTTGTTCATCCTCAAGATTCTCAAAACCCGCAACCCTATTTAATTTAGATTTATTTGCTCTACCTTCCTTGTAATTTGAATATATTTTCTTTCTTCTTAGTGAACCACCCTTCCCATCAAAGACCACAACAACCCGTGTGGGATTAACCATACGGACTGTTGCAGCGAGTGATTGGAGAAAACCAGAAAGACCACCGATGTGTTGCCCATCCTCGTTAAGAGTAGGAATAGCTGAAAATGTTCTTATAAATAAGTTCATTCCATCTACAATCAAAACCTTACTATCGCGGTGTAAATTACCTTGTAGTTCTTTCTCAGTTTCTATTTCTTGTAAAAGTCTTTGATATTTTTTGTTCATTGTAACCAATTCCATATATCGTTTTATGAATACTAATATACGAAAATAATATGACATTCCAAAATAAAAAAAGAGAATCCGATAATTCTCTTTGTATAGTTCTTAATTGGCTATTATTTAATAATCTTTTATTAAATATAATCGTTTGCCGATATGCCTAATTTTGGAGCCAACTGACGTATTTGTTGTTCTATCTCTCTTGATTCTTCCATTGAAGCATATTCTTCATTGTAAATAACCAACCTTGATAATTCATGCACCATTTCAAAAAATGGATTACCTTTCATTTTTTTTATTTGTTGCTCTAATGATTTTATTTGCATTTCAGCTTCTCTTGTGTCTTCCATATTCCCGCTGTATTCCTCTGTTTTACGGTAATCCACATAATCTTTAACCAATTCTTTTATATTGATGGATTGACCTGGGATTCCAGGAGGTATATTGCCAATAGGTGGATTTCCGAAAGGTGCTTCATTCATTTTTTTGTTAAACTTTTCATGTATGGATCTTCCTTCTTGCACTAGATCCTTTAATTTTATCGTCTTACTCATATCAAATACTCCAAAAATAATGTGTTTAAATATAAATATGGGGATAAATTTGTTTATCCCCAATAAAATTATACCTCATCATCAATTGGCTGATTTGAAATAATTACTTCATCAATACGAGCAGAGTCAAGTTGTTGGTATTTCATAATTACCTTTTCTGCAATTTCATCATAAATCATTTCTTTTAATTTTGGATGATTCATAATTTTTTCAACAAAATCTTTCGATTGAAATTTAATAACTTCACCCGTTTCTTTGTTTGTCCATGAATACCAAGCACCCGCCTGATCAACCAACTTATAGTCCTTCATAGTTGTTAACCAACTACTGTAATCATCGATTCCTGAATCGAAGTATACTTCATATTCACATTCCCGCAGAGGAGGACCACAACGATTTTTTACTAATTTAGCCTTTACTCTTGAACCAACGATTTCTTCATGTCCATCTACTTTTACTTTTATAGCACCAATAGAAGACAATCTAATTCTAACAGAGGCATGGAAAGGAATACTTTTACCACCAGGTGCTGTCCAAGGATCGGAGAATGCTGGCGCATTTAATTTCTGACGAAGTTGATTTGTAAATATCAAACAAATTCTTTCTCTACCGATTAAGTTTGTTATTTTTCTCATTGCTTTTGAAATGATAAGTGCCTTTGCCGTAGCATAACCATCTTTATCAAAATCTGCAGCCATCTCTGTTTTAGTAGATGCACCGGCAATAGAGTCAATAACTATTGTAACTAATTTGTTTTTATCAGAGGAACGAACTTTCTCTATAATAACCTCAGCCGCTTCAAAAACATCTTCCATCGTATCTAATGGAATATAAAGCATATCTTTAAGGTTCAAACCAATTGCGGTTAAAAACTCAGGAGATATTGCATTTTCCGTATCTATGTAAACTGCAAGTCCATCTTTTTTTTGAGTATTTAGTAGAGCATGTGCTGCTAACAATGATTTACCTGATTGTTCTAATCCTGTTATTTCAGACACTCTACCGACTGGAAATCCACCATTCTTACGATTTGAAATTGCCAAATCAAGAATTGTTGAGCCAGTACCAACCCATTCTTTTACAATCGTGGGTGCATCACTATCACCCTCAAGAAAATAAGCGGTTTTAAAATGCTGTTCTTTGAACTTTTTATTTATTGTTTCTGCAATAACTCCACCGAGTTCATCGGATAAGTCACTCTTTGATTTTGCCATAACGTATATCCCTATTAAAATAAGTCATCGAAAGAAGAAGCAACTGTTGAAGAAGTTACCGCTTTTGTATGTTCGTCTGAATTACTGGTTTTACCATATGTGTTGTTTGTAGAACTTTTTACAACATCTTCGTGTGTAGTTCCCATCCAAGTTTGTAATTGGGATTTTAATTCATCATAAGTTGGTTCTGGATAAAGTTCATTGATTTTTGGTTGCTGTTTAACTTTCTCAAGAACCGCAGCATTTTCTGTAAGTGGTGTTTGTTTTGGTTTAACACGAATAGATGTTTCTGCATAAGACTTACCGATTTCTTCTGCTGACTTAACAGTAACTACAATATCACGCCCATTTTTAGGATCGGATAAATCACCGTAATCTTCATCAGCAAAAAATGTTAAAAGTTCTTCATAAATCATTTTACCAAATCCCCAAAACTTTACACCCTCAGATTCTTGTCCACGGATAATAACTGGTAAATATGTTCTCATTTTTGGTTCGAGCTTTCTTCCCATTAGCCAATCTTCTTTGTCACCTGTTTGTTTTAACTTCTCAGCAAACTCAAGAATAGGGTCAGGGCGACCATATGTTACAGGAGAAAGAATAGAACGCTTTCCTATGTTGTAATGAAAGTAAAGGTCAATGAATGGATTTTCTAAGTTGTGAACATAAGGAACAATTCGGATTTGATGTTCACCTGGTTCTGGTTTCCAAATGTTTGAAACACGATTGTTTGTGTTTTTTAATGAAGACAGACGATTTTTAATTGCATCAAGATTGATAGCCATGATGTAACTCCTTAATAAATAATAAATAATGTTGAACTCATATCGTTCAATATGTTAGTACAAATATAATGTTTTAGTGTTTAATATTCAAATCTTATGTAAAATAAATCTGGGGACAAAATGTCCCCAGTGATTTTATTTATCTCTGTTGTTATACCGTAATAGTTCTTTGAATCGATTAGTTAATTCTTCTGGCAATTTCTCAACATTGAAAGTGTTATCAACCCATTGTGGAGCATCATCTGTTTGGGGCATAACGTCACGCTTCGGTGCACCCGTAACTGGTTTACTTGTAGATTTTAACACTTTAACGTTTTCCCAAATATAATCTGCAATTGCTTCTGGTGTATCACCTTTACCATATTTTTCAAACACAGCAACAACTGGCTCTTTTATTTTATCAATAACATATTTTTTTAGCTCGTCTTGACTAACAGTAAACAAATTGACACCACCACCAGATGCTTTGGGAACATCTCCAGTTTGAGCTGCAATACCAAGTTGTGTTGCTTTTAATGCTTCAATTGGTTCTTTAATATCTGTTAAATCTAATGCTTTAATTTTAGCTTCTGGATTAATACACAACACTTGTGACCATCTATGATGTCCATCTATTACATATTTACCACCACCCGATGTTATAATTGATTTACCTGCAACCGCAACCACTCCACCTTTTAAGTATTGTTCGGCACTTGGTACATCTGTTAGTGGATAACTTAAAGATTTATCCATTACAACTTCATTTTGAGTTGGTCTTAAATCCGTACAGACAGGTGCAATTGCGGATGTTTTTACAGGTGCTTTGTCAGACAATGTTTCTATCGCTGCAATAAATTTTGGATCTTTTATGTGTTTACCAAGAGAAGCAACAAATTGCTTGTAATCCTTTTTTAGAATCGTTTTCAATATATTTGTCCCCTTGTCTTCGTTAAGGGCGTCTTCATTAATGAATGTTTCTCTAAGACGAAATTTAGCGTTATCTATTGCACTTCGTTTGAAATCTCTAACTTCACCCAACAACACACTTAATTTACTCATGGTATGACTCAAATATTATTTACAAAATCTGTTTGTATTATCAACTCTGCATCTGAACATTTTCCTGTTTTTCCCCAATCTGGTAATATTTCCATTGCTTCATCTAAGTTTTTCAATAAAATACCAGATGTTGGATTATCTTTATTTTTTAATATACTAACATGATTAGCACCTGGAAAAACATATAGTGGCATACCACTTGCCTTTGCTAATATTACAGAATGTTTTAATGGAACTACATTATCACTACCACCATGAATTATTGCACCACTTCCGTTTACTTCAGAACCAGTTAAACTCACAGTAGGCCATTGTCTATTCCAAGCAGGAGCCACTAAATAAACTGTTGATGGTTTCTTAGCACCCATAGATAACGCTTGTAATAATATTGCGCCACCCCTTGAATATGCTATTAATGTTTTTAGTTTTTCCGTATTTAGATATTCGATTGCCTTGGTAATATCTTCTTCTGTAATTTTAGTTGAATCAGAAAACGCAGGGCAACCGGTATCTTGGTCTGGACTTGTCCATTCCACATTGCAACTATCAACACGCATATCTTGTGGTTTCATTCCAAATCCATGGAACGCACCCTTATCTATCCCCATTTCTTTTAATATATTAATTAACTTTATCACTTGCAATTATTTTTTAATACCACGAAGACTGATTGTCATACCTGTTTGTTTCGATAACGCCGCTTCTGCTGCCTTAACATCATTGTTACTTGCTTTTAATGCTTCAACCGCCATCTTACTTGTACCAGGTAAAGTTACTATTCGAGTTGTCTTAACATCACCAAAATCTTCAAAATTTTTGAAATCACCATACCCAAAACTGAAGTCTTTAAGTGATGACGGAAGACCTTTTAAAGATTTTAAATTATCACATTGATTTACTTCTACCTTACCGCCGCCTTCAAGCTCAATTGCAAATCCCTCAAAACTAACCAAGTCACATTTTGTAATCGTAACTTCAGCACATATTCTTGGCCATCTTTCTAATTTGAAAAGAGTTGGTTGTCCTGTAATATTACTTATCTGTAAAGTTCCGTTATTTAAAATTTTATTAACTGCAAGTGCTAAACCTTTTTTATCAGCGTCCATCCAATCAAAATTACCATCTACCCTAAATACATTAGCTACATCAACAGTTCCATCTGATTTCTTTAATACCTTCTCTCTATCAAGGCCAAACTGCTTTACCAACTCTTTAAACTCCTCTGAATCTCTGAACACATCTTTTATTTTGTCAAAAAACCCCTCATTAACTTTTTTCCTAAAAGTCTCTTGGATTCTTCTTCCTTCGTTTACCAAGTCTTTTTGCGTTTTCATTTTAGAAACTCCTTCATTTTTATAATGTTGATTGATAATGTTAGTGCGTACTATTTCTTTGATTTTCTTACGCAACTTATTTTTTAGTCTTTCATTTACTTTCCCTTCTACTTTTGGTTTTTCTTCATTAGATTTTGGCTGGATTGGTGCAGGTGCTTCTGCTTTTGTCATTGCTTCTAAGTCTGATTTTATGGTAGAAGAAATATTATTACCAATCGAATTAACTACAGTTGAAATTTTACCAATAAGTTCTCTTTCTTTTTTTGTAAGTCTATTTTTAATAAATAAACTTATTTTACCCAATAAGTTTTCAATATCTTTATCTCTTTCACTTTGATCTGTTTCGCCAGTTGAAATGGTTTTAAGTTTGTCTATTGAACTATAAAGTTTTTTCAAAATAGGATTGCCCATAAATCTTGAAGAAATGGCTTTGAATGCCTCTTCATTTTCCTTATAAGTTTCGTCTTCTTTTACTCTACCAAACCATTTTGTAATAGATTCAGTTGCTTTACTTGAAAACATAGAATTTAATAAACCACGACCTTTGAATAGATAACTAGAAATATCTATAAACACCATGTAACTTATGGGGCTTATATTTGCAGAAGAAACATCTTCTTTAATAATACGTACTTTTTTAGTCTGTGTTTTTTTCATTTAATGTCTCTTATGGCATAAGTGTTATTTTCAAAGTTTTCTGAATTAGATACAGACTTATACTTGTTTTTTTATTAAAAAAATGTAGTTTGTTACCCATTGGTTTTTTATACTCATAACCAATTTTCTTCAAAGCATCGACTAATTCGTGTTCTTTGTACTGGCTTGCGTCAATTACATTATCTGGAAGTATAGCTATTTTATTCAACTCTTTTCTAAGAGAACTGAATATAATATCAAATCCACTCGATTCCAATAATGAAATTCGTTCGCTGAGCTTTTCAAGTACTCTCTGTGTAATTACTTCTACAAGTTCTTCTTTTTTCATATTTTCTTCTAATATATAATGTAATACATATACTATAAATATAATTGTTTATAAATTATATATATTAATTAGTATTATTTTAACAACCTTGAAACCGTCTTTATTTTTCAATAAAGCACAATTTCTATATCTTTCCCATTCAATAGGATATGTTTTATCCAATACACCATTATTCAAGTTCATAATCAGTTCGTTTAAGGCGTTTATCGTATATATCGTATTTGTTTCTTTCTTCTGATGAACCATGATGGAATTGGGTAAAAACTTTTTATATGTATCCATTATAATATTATAAGAAAGGATACATTCATCTTTAACATCAAAAGAACGGAATAAGAAAACTTTGTTGTTTAATACATTAAAATTTTCTTTTATGTTATCCAATGTTCTTTCTATTTGATATTTTTTAGCAAAAGTACATACCAACTGTGTTTTCAATAATTCTCTCTCAATTTTTACATAAATTGTACTTACATAAATATCAAATTAAATTCTTTTAATAGCACCAAAGTCATCACCAGCATAAACTTTTACTGTCATTCCATCGGTTTCAAAAATATTTTTTAATAGATTTATTAGGTTTTCTTCGTCTGGATGTATATCAAACACGAATGCATCGTACAAATACATAGAGAAAATAGACTTTTTATCGTTAATAATAGGTAAAACAGTTTTAATCTTTTTCACATTATATTCAGTTTCTAACGATTGAAGTATATAATTAAATATTTTATTCGGTGTTGGGTCTTGGATACCTCTGAATAGTTTGCCATAGAAGTGAGAATCAACATAACCATCATTTTCATACCCTTCCCACAATTGATCTATAACCACTTGTACACGTTGGAAGAATGGATGTTGAATAAAGTCTGATGTTATTCTACCATAGATGTTTTGAAACACTCTTGTTTTGAATGCGTCATACTCGCCATCCATTCCTAATTCTGCTTTTATTTGTTCATATGGGTGGTAGTCAAATTTATAATCTAAAATCTTTGCTAATAACTTAATATGGAAAGCGTCATAATCAAACTGAACTATTTTCCCACCTTCAAATCTTGAGTGAATTTTATTTCTTGTACCGTCTTTTTTATTCAATGCAGAGAAGTTAAAGTTATTCCACGCATTGCTCGGTCTACTTGTTGCGGTGTACCACATATAATTTTGTTTCTTACGTTCATCACCAACAAGAATTTCATTCTTTTCTATTTCATAAAATACATTTGTAAAGTCATTGCAATAGTCAATACATTGTTGAGTTATTATACTTTCACTTCTAAATTGTTCAAACCGTAAAACATACTCTGCAATCTTCTTTGCCCATTCCAATTGATTTGCCAATGGTATAACATGACCTAAATCATCTATTCTAAAGAACTTAGTAGATAAAACTTCCATCCCCTTTGGATAAAATTCTCTTGGATTTAGATTATCACCAGCGTAATAATGTAAGTATGAATTCAAATCAATACCTTCATTGAACCCATGATAAAGCATTGCCTTCTTATTAAACACAAGAGAAGTTGACGATAACTTAATATGAGTTAATTGAATATCGGAATCGAGTTCATCTGGATGTGTAAAGTTAATATACGTATCTGTACCATCGGTGAATCGAAAGTACAAACCAATTACTGCGGTATCAGAAGAATGCTTGTTCCAATTTGAAAGTAATGGAACACAAACGCACGATTTATCTTGAAACATAATATTTTATTTACAATTAATACAACCGGTACTGTGTGATAAGCCAGTATCATATTTAGAATATTTTCTAAAGTTAGTTACTACTTTCGCTAACATAGGGTATTTTTTTGCATTCCTCAAAACAATTCTTTTATTTGTATCGTGTACACCCGGCTTCATTAAAATAGAACCACTATAAATATCGTATTCTGGTCCATCTACTTTCCAAGTAATGTTAACTAATCCATATAATATATGGTTTATCCCTTTATTTAGTGAAGAGTAATTTTTCACTTGGTCTGCATCTATTTCAAAAAATACACGTTCTGGTTCATTTCTTTTATAAACGAAATATCTTAGTATTTTCCCTTTCTTCAAGTCTTTAGAAGTTGGCCTTACTTTAACCACTCTCGGTGCTCGGTATTTATAAAACTGTGTAGTTTCTCCAATTGTTTTCCGTTTATCACCATTTGGTAATATAGTAAACTGTTTCAAATCCAAATACTTAAAATATGATTTAGAGCCTTCCTTGAATCGAACCAACCTTTTTGATTTAACATGATCCCAATTCTTTTCTGTAAATATTTCTCCAGTACTATATCTATGAAAATAACCAGAATACTCTTCCCAGTTATCCAAGAACATATATTCTCTACCATTAGTAAAGAGATTTTTCTCTATCTGTTCATCGGGATAATATATTTTTCTTCGTATTGCCATGGTGAACCTCACTTAAATTTAGCCAAATTTACCCATACCAATTCTTGCAGCAGTTGATAATGTAGTTTCCCAACCAGCTGCACTAATTTTATGATCTATCTTAGTAACAACAAATACTAAACCTGCGTTGTTATATGATGTTGGAACTAAAGATGTTTTTATAACATCACCAAATCGAAATCCACTAATTCCATCAATTGTTACCGTAAAATCAATTGGATATAGTGCTTGATTAATCCAATGCGCACTACCTGGAATTGATGCTAATTTCTTCTTTTTAGTCAGTAATCCTCTGAATGCTTCACACCACGATAAGTTGAAACCAGTCTTTGTAAAATTTGCAACAGCTTTTGCAATATCTGCAGTTGTTGTATCAGTAGCACCTGCTGCTCCAGTTGGTGTTTCAATATTAGAGGGTTTGCCACCTCTTGCTTTTGTATAAGCAGCAGCCGCCATTGCTGCAGGTGGTTTCGATGATATACTAACAGATTTTATTAACGGTTTAAAAATAGTTGCTTCAAACCTAATTGCTTTAGCGTCAACATCGTCTGTGATTGATTTTGCAATATTTGCATCTTCAATCGATAGTATTGTTTTAGAAAGACCAGCAGATGAATTACCATCAAAATTAGTTGGAGGTTCACACAATACAGCAGATATTTGATACATATCACCTGAAGCAATATTTATTCTTTTTAATACAGTTTCAAGAAACTTTGTAATATTTTTATATGGTATGTTTGCAGCATTCTCGGTAATAAATTCATCGTATGATTTTTTTACCCAATCAACACCAAGTAAAATACCAGAAATAAAAATCTTTTCTCCAATACCAAATTCACTTTCAACTGAACCATATGCTGGTTTGCATTCTCCATAAGAGCCCATCTT